GAGGGGGCGGAAACGATACGTGGACACAAGGGAGACAGAGACAAATAGCTAGCGCACATTCATAGGCAAGTGTATAGAATTCATAGGCAAGTGTATAGAATTTTTCACAGGAGGACCTTGGGGTTCGCGATGAACCACCTTACAAACATAGGAACACAATACACAGGGTGGATAGAGTATACATGAACATGGGGTAACAAACAATTAGATATGGGGTACCAAACACTTAGAATTGGGAGGACAGACAGCTGAGACAAACCGTCTATAACCTGACTCGAGATAACTGGGAAGTACAAGAACCTCTAGTGAGGATTCCCGGGCAAACAATAAGTCCTATACTATGACTCCACTTCCTCGTCTGTTTGCTTGCTCTTCCTCTGAGGCTCTGAGGGGCTTCTTATAGATGGTCGGAGGTGGCCACCTTGTGTTGTTGAAGCATCTTGAGCACCGTGGATATCACGCCATCCTTGCATTATTGGGATATCGTGGATGCCACGCCATCTTTCTTTTTGTAAAGTGGGGGTGAGTGGAGGTGCTGCGTTATCTCTTTTAAAAGTAAAGATTCCCTTTTAAATGGACGGCTCCCCGAGGCTCAATCCAAAGAGAAAGGAATCATTTCTTTTTAGGGGTCTGGACTGTTGCGGAGACAGTGTCTCATCTTTTGGGAAAGGTGAAGGAAGCGATCCTGCTTTTGTAAAAGCTGTGGCAGGTGATCGCCATAGTAGTTATCCCTTGTAGCAATCCTGTGGAAGAAATGCACTTGTTGTTGGATGTTTCTCCAGACGTCATCAAGTGCTAAGAAAAGGGCCCTCTGAGTATTCTCTCGTGATCTGGAGGCAAGTCTGGTTAAATCTTGATATCGATCTCCAGGCATTGGTAGTTGAGTAAGTTCATGAAGAATCTCAGAATAGGTGCTTTCTTCAGTAATCACAAATAATCGCTCCACCTTATGAGAATCTGTCAAAAAAGAGGAGATTAAATGTGTTAGCTTACGCACCTGAGCCACTTGTGGTCGCTGAGTAACCTCTTCTAATGCTTTCTCAATTCCTTCCGAAATATTTAGAGGGATTGATTCCGGCTGAATAATAAGAACATTGATAAGTCTGGATAAGGTATCAGCCAGTTTGTTATCACTTCCGGAAATATGCTGGAATTTGATAGTGATCCCTGTGCCAGTGATGAAATCAGTGAAAGAAATCCATCTGACCCGGGAGGGCTTGTTTTGTGCAGATTTATTGTAGAAGCTGATAATGGCTTGGCAGTCAGTCCTGATAATAAGATCCTTTTTATCAAGATAATATAGTTTGAATTTGTCCAAGCTGTTCATAACTGCATGGATCTCTGCATCAATAGTAGACTTTGGTGGATCGAACTTGCCACTTGCATATGCACAAATTTTTTCACTGGATATAGGGTCATATTCCTGATTTTTCCATTTGCATATACCTCCCCAGCCGCTCATGCACCCATCAGTTTCAATAATAATAAAGCATGAAGGAGGCGGAATATCTAGGTCAGGTAATTGCTTTACAATTTCCTTGATTTTCCTGACACAATCCCAGTCCTGTTGGTTCATAGCTTTTTCGCCAGTAGGACTAGTCTTAGCATAAAGAGGCCCTGTAAGTTTGCCAAGATGAGGAATATAATTTCTTGCATAATTAAGAATACCTAACCAAGAACGAAGGCCTTTCTTGGTCATAAGTTCCTTGTCATCATAGTGCAAGATTTTCTTGACAATATGCTCTTGAAGCTGGATTTTCTGATTGCCAATAGTCGCCCCAAGAAAGTGAATAATTGGTACGCCAATTTTCATTTTAGATGGGCTTAGTATAAGCCCATGTTTTCGACAGATATTGAGCATGATTCTGAGATGTTTTTCATGCTCAGTTTCATTCTGAGAAAATACTAGTATATCATCAATATATACAGCAATAAATCCTTCTGTATCTTTGAAGCAATTGTCCATTTTTCTTTGAAAGATAGAAGGAGCATTCTTGAGTCCGAATGGCATAACAAGCCATTCAAATAAGCCCTGAGGGGTCCAGAAAGCGGTCCATTCTATGGAATCGGGATGCATAGCTATCTGGTGAAACCCACTCTTTAAATCAAATTTGGAATAGATTTTACTATGTCCAATCCGTTGCATGATGGTATTGATACCAGGGAGACTGTATTGGTCTTTGTGAGTATTATCATTGAGTCTTTTGTAATTGAAGACAAGTCTCTCTTTTCCTCTGACTTCCTGTTGAGTAACAGGGTCAATAGAAATACCTGAGTTAACAATAATTGCAGCGGTTCGATGCCTGCTGGTACTTGGACGGATGACATGAAGGGCTAATAATGCATCAATGTGTTTTTTGTAGGCAGCTTCTAATGTAGGTGATATCTGCTTAAGCGGCCTGTCTTCTATGATCAAATCTGGATTTTTAATATCCAGATGACACATAATTTTGTTAGAGGCCCAGAATTTTAGAGGGTCTTCACCAACATACCCTGCGCGCTTTAATTCATCAAGAAGATCCATATTGTGAAATGAAGAAGCAACACAGCAGGGTACCTCAAAATCAAATTCTGGCTCTATAAGTTGATCTTCTCCTTCTAGGAGTTCAATAGCACAGCTGCTCGGACTTGGCTGAGTATTTATCTGGGTGATATTTTTGTAAAATACAATAACATCACCTTCAATGCGAACTCCTCCTTGCATGGCTCGTATAAAGTTACAGCCAAGGATTAACTGTATGCTTTCCCCAAGATTCATAGGAAAAGCGTAGGTATAGGGAATACGGAAGGAATTTTCCTGAATCAGCATTCTTCCGTATTTTAATTTTTTGTTAGCGGTAGTCTTAGAGTTGATACCGCTAAAGTGTACCACATAAGGGTTTTCTTCAATAGCTTCCGGTGGTATAGAATTAATATCGACACAGCAGGTGGTAGCTCCAGTATCTAAGATAGCTCGTAAAGAGATTCTTTCATTTCCAGGAATGTCTAAAAAGACTATTAAGTTGTATAAAAGATTTTTCCTGGAAGATACCTGAGGAGATGATACCTGAGTAAAGACATGTGTCTCTTCTTCCATAGGCCTTTTTCCTTTCGGATCTGTTGCCAATTCTTCATAAGTTTGTTGAAGAAGAGGTGCCTGTGTGTCTAAATATTTATTGTGCCAGTAATCAGCCTGCATCTGAGCTGTATTTAATTCATGTTGTAGCCTCTGTATTTCTGCTTCACACCAGATAATATATTCATGTTGCTCTCTGAGAAGAGGTCGTTGATTGAATTTAATAGTATCTGGTCTGAGAATATGGACCTTCTGCTGAAAATAGTGATAAGCACATAGATTGCAAACAGTAATAGTGCATTTCTTGCAAGACATGCGGGTATTGACAGAAGTTTCTATTTTGCAACAGAGACAGAGACTGGGATTAGGGCTGTTGAATTCCCAATCATGCTGGCAGTCATGTTGGGCCTGTGTTACTTTCACCATAGATCGGTACCCATCAGGCTGTCCGATCCAATATGTGTGATCTTCCTCCCGAAAAACAAGGGCGTGCTCAGTGATATGTAATTTGTTCAGAAGTTCATGAATATTTCCATCTTCTTCTTCTGAAATGCTGTAGATAGAATCACTCTGTTCTTCGCCTTCTTGTACAGATACAATATCATAATCATCAGGAAGATCTAGATTTTCAAAAACAGCTACTCTTTTGACACTCTTTTTATCATTTGGACATTCTCTAGCATAATGCCCATCTTGGCCACATAAATAACATTTGCACCGTTTATTGCGAGTCAAATGCTTGCGTTTCTCGATGCGAGCATGGGAGTTATGTGGTTTGCCTTTGTAAGTAGTAGCTTTTCTTATGCCATATTTTCTTTTTGACTGGTAATACCCCGGAATTGGGATATCTTTGCAGAAAGATAATCCCTTCAGAGACCTTTTGAATGCGGCATCCCGGCATTCATTTTCAAGATATTTATAAGAAAAGAGGATTCGGGGGATAACCCCAATAGTGTTTCCTGGGTATTTGGCTTCATACTCTGCCTTAATTTTCTGGCCTAAATCGCCTGGCATTTTAGTCCAGATTTTCTCTGAAAGCTCTGTATTGATGTACATGCGGCCTGTTTTTGCTGCTAGATGCATGTACTCATTGAGATAAGGGAGAATATCCTTAATATTTGTGCAGGATAACTTTTCAATATTTCTGTAGGCGTCTTCTTGGAGAGCTGTGGATCCTTGAAACGGATCTTCTAAGATAAATATACGCCTGAGCTGAGATAGAATATTTTGTGTTCCCTGCCGTCCATCCGCAGAATCTAATAATAATTGATATTCTGTGGGATAAGACATTCTCCATTGAATCCAGGTAAGTTTTTCTGCTTCTCCGAGGAGATTTTCGATAAACTCAACTTTATCCTGGGAATTAGTAAAACCTTGTAATGACACAAGGTTCTTAGTAATAGATTCCCACCGAAGAAAGACATCATTGAACATGCCGAGTTGTGTGGGAATTGTGAATATAGCACCAGTGTTATGTTGCGCTGAGGGTAGATTCCACCATTCTGAGTAATCTTTGGTTTTGAATGTGGTTCTGGTGCGAGAAGATGAACCTTCATATTGGGGCCTGGAGGAACTTGCTTTTGACTTTAAGGATTCTTGTGAAGCAGGTCCGTAAGTAGGGGGTCCCATTACTGTGTCTTCAGGAGGTCTGTAGGAAGAGATGGCTGAAGATGAAGCAAGCAATTCTTCTAATTGCTTCATTTGTGGGTATTCTTCCACGGATGCAGCTATAGTGGGTAGCATCTCTCTTACTATAGTGTATTCTTCAGCTACTGCCTCCGTATCAGATGGATATTCATCAAAAATGGGAGGAGGAGGAATATCCGTAATGTTTGAAGGTTCTGCCTGAAAGGGGATAGGTGAAGCTGGTCTCTCTGTTGGATAGTATTGTTGTGGGTAGGGAAGATCTGGATAAGGGAGATCTATGTACCCATTAGCAGGAGAAACCGGAGAATTATAATACCAATAATAATTGCCCTCTTCGTCATTATCATCATCATAATCATCCAGACAGAAGACGGCTATAATTTGTTCTTCATCACTATGGACTTCTTCATCATGAGGTATAATTGCAGTAGGTGCTGGTCCATAGTTAGAAAGGCGGAGGGCTATACTTCCATCCAACATATTAGTGGAAGTAACCTCTTGTGGTTGTAGGGGTATGTGTGTAGTTGTAGGATGTAGAATCCAGTTGTGACCCTGAAGTTCTTGAGTACTGTACCGTTGTCCGGGTAAAGCTCGTACTCCATGTGAAACTAAATAATCAACTACATTTTGTATATTGTAGGCGAATCCAACGTTTGATGTGTTGGATAGTCGTCCTACCAGCCCTCGTGTAATAAGGAGATTGGCCTCTCCTCCCTGCCAACCTTCATATCCTTTCGTAAGAATGGATATTTGTATATTTCTATAGAAATCCCCAATAGTCATCATGGTGTCGGGGATAACATATACAAGTTGACTTCCCAAAGTGAGGTCAACTTCCATGGTGGCAAATATGGATCTATCATCAGGCCACCTGTTATCTCTGAAAACTACCAAGGCCATGGTGCCTTCATGTTGTCGATGAAGTATCTGTAGACGCACCTGAATAACTCCAATGTGGATAAAGGCCATTCTGCTTCTTTGTAATTGTTGAAAGCTTTCTTCTTGTATGAAGACGCGATCAACTTGTTTGATACAGAGAATAACTTCTTCAGAACGATGGACGTATATTTTATGATGTATATCGTCCGTTCTGGAATGATAAAGAACTTCTGCAGGAACTATAGAAGCTCTTTCTTGCATAGACATCCGAAGCTGAGCTTGCGGATCAATTTGTTGTTCTAGGGTTACCCGATAGGGAGTGTGAGCGCCAGTTATGTTTCTAGAAATTCTTCTAACGGCTTGTCGGGCGTTATACAGGCGTCTTTGGTTACGTCTGTAATCCCTAATTTGATCTTCAAATAATGGAGCGGTTGTGATCTGAGATGTGGATGGTTGAGATGTCATTGTTTAGACTTCTCAGCTTCAAGAAGAGTCTTAGGGTTTTTGTAGACTCTTAACAATCCGCTCTTTTCTTTTGTAGGCCCTAATTTGAGATTCTTTAATCCTGTTATCAAATCTTCAGGAATCTCCTTGGCCTTTTCTTTCTTAATTTGTTCAAGAACTTCTTTAACCTTTGTTACTTCAGAAAGGATTTTGGCTAGAAGTTCTATCTGTAGGTTATTTTGTTTTATCACGCACTTAGTGCCAAGTTGAGCTCCCGTAAAGTCTGCAGGTTTTGCAAACCCTATGGCAGGTTCTTCTATAGCATTAGTAGCAGTGATAGCTTCTTGATATGCGGTACTTGCCTGAGTATTAATATAACTCATGTGGATACCCAAGCTTCAATTTTTTGCAGTCTTTTCTCAATCTTTTCCAGTTTTTCTAATATTATTTCTAAGGATTTTAAAGACTGTTGTTCAGTTAGCTTAGGCTCTCTGAACAAGGACTCTAATTTTTGGAGTTTTTGTTGGAATTGCTTCCACTTTTCTTCGAGACTGGATAATTCTTCAATAAGTTTTTTGAAGTTTTTCAAATGAACACGACTTGACAGACACACTCTATCATATATGACTGATAAGTTATGTCCCAATTCTTTTTGTGTTGGATTTTTGTTTACTGATAAATCCAAATATTCTAGATTGGCGGTATGGGATTTAGTATACCATTCGTTGACTGATTCTTCCCATCTCCTAGACATGCATTTGCTTTCTTACGGCTTAGGAGTTTACGTACCTTAAGCACTCATACGACTCACACTTACAGCCCTCTTGGCGTTTCCAGTGTCCTGCGTCCTTTTGTACTCAAGGTGTTTACTCGGTCGCCTTATCAATCACAAATACATTCATAGAAGAATATATGGGAAACACATAATAAACATTATATTCTGCTTGAAGGTACTGGGCGGAGATAGTCGTGAGACTATTACCTCTCGCAAGGAAGTTATGTGTAGCTTTTTGCTGGCTGCACACAACGCCTTTTGATATACCTCAAACGTATGTAATACCAGAACATCAACTGAAAGGCTGCTTACCCTGCCTTCTGTGCTTGATGCGAGCAGGATGTGTTGATTCTTGCCTTCAACCTTGCTCTGATACCA